AAGAGTGGGACAAATTATCACAGGATGACAAAGATAACTACATAAAAACTCAAATGGAAAAACGTGGGTACTCGAGAGGAGATTACATAGGACAGGGTTCATACAAATGGAATAAAACGTAATCAATCATAACTTTGACCGAAATATTAAAATAGGTGCTATACAGCATCTATTTTTTTTGTTTATGTGTTTATAATATGTAATTTTAAACAACCAAGGAGTTCACCATGTCATTAACATTTAACCCAGACCAAAAGAAGAAATTAGAGCAACTATTCAAAGAAGGAATTATTGTAATGTCGGAAGTCGAAGTGCTTAACGAAGGATTAGCGGACACAATCAAAGCAATAGCAGAAGAATTTGAAATTAAACCTACTGTACTTAAAAAAGCAGTGCGGGTAGCATACAAAGTAAACTTCCAACAAGCACAGGATGATTACGACGTACTAGAAACTATTCTCGAAACGGTAGGTCGCACTGATTAATGTCATACGTTGATGCGATATATGATAAAAAATCCGATAAGGTATTAGTTGCCGAAAGAGTTGATGGCAAGCGAGTACAACGTACATTTAGACCCAAGTATGAGTTTTTTTATGATGATGAAATCGGAAAGCATAAAAGTATTTACGGTACTCCGGTTACCAGAGCACATGCCAAAAGCAGAAGTGAGTTCTACCATATGCAACGGAGTCATACAGGCAAACGCCTTTACGAAAGTGATATCAATGTCGTCAACAAGTGTCTAGAAGAAAACTACAAAGGCAAAGAATCACCAAAACTACATACTGTATTCTTTGATATTGAGACCGATTTTCATAAAGAAAAAGGATTCAGCCCACCAGAAGACCCATTCAACAAGATAACTGCCGTCTCACTATACTTAGATTGGACTGAAGATTTGATATGCTTGGCGATACCACCAAATGGTATGTCGGACGATGAAGCATCAGCAATATCAAAGAAATTCGACAATACATTCATGTTCAGTGACGAGGGTGAAATGTTATTGACATTCTTAAGTTTAATCGATGATGCAGATATTCTAAGTGGGTGGAATAGCGAAGGGTTTGATATACCGTACATGGTTAATCGTATTAGGCGAATACTATCAGTGGAAGAAACTAAAAAATTCTGCCTTTGGGGTATTACACCCAAAGTAAAGAAGTACGAACGATATGGTGCCGAAAAGGAAACTTATGCGTTTATTGGTAGAATCCACTTAGACTACATGCAACTGTACAGAAAGTACACGTACCAAGAAATGCATTCGTACTCATTGGATGCTATATCAGAATATGAATTGGGCGATAAAAAAGTCGCGTACACAGGTACATTAGACCAATTGTATAATGACGATTTTGAAAAATTTATTGACTACTCCAGACAAGATACAATGTTATTGGCGAAGATGGATGAGAAGTTGAAGTTCATTGACTTATCAAATGAAATCGCTCACGCAAATACAGTATCAATCCCATCCACGATGGGTTCCGTTGGTATCACTGAACAGGCAATTATCAACGAGGCACATGAACGTGGGTTTGTAGTACCTGACCGAAATCGTGATGAAGGAGAAAACACACAAGCGGCTGGGGCGTACGTAGCGTATCCAAAGAAAGGAATACACAAGTGGATTGGTTCAGTCGATATCAATAGTTTGTATCCATCCGTAATTCGTGCATTAAATATGGCACCAGAAACGATTGTGGGGCAATTAAGATTAGAGAAAACTGATGCATATATCAAAAGCAAAATGGATGACCAACGCAATGACAAAGGAAAAAAGCACAAGGGGAGTTCATTTGCTGGCGCTTGGGAAGGTTTATTTGGTTCGTTAGAATATACTGCGGTAATGGAGCAAACACCAAATACATCTATTACAATAGATTGGGAAAGTGGCGACAGTGATGTTTATCAAACGGATGAGATATATAAAATAATATTCGAGGGTGATGGTAATTACACACTAAGTGCAAATGGAACTATATTTTCATTAGAGACCGAGGGCGTGATACCTGGGTTATTGGCACGATGGAATAGTGAACGAAAGGAGATGCAAGCAAAAAAACGAAATGCAACGACACCCGAGGATAAAGTGTTTTGGGATAAACGGCAGTTAGTTAAAAAGATTGGACTTAACTCATTGTACGGTGCGATTCTCAATAAACACTGTAGATTCTTCGACAAGCGTATTGGTCAATCAACAACATTAACAGGTAGAGCGATTGCAAAGCACATGGACGCATACGCAAACGAATGTATGACTGGAAAGTACGATTACGATGGTGAATGCATCATATATGGAGACACGGATAGTTGTTACTTCAGTGCTTGGCCAGTGATGGAAAAGGCGGTTGAAGAAGGTGCTGAATGGGATAAGGAAATTGCAACAGCACTGTACGAGACTATTGCCGATAAATTAAACATCAGTTTTCCCCTGTATATGAAAAGCGCACATAATGTTCCCACAGTTAAAGGTGAAATTATTAAATGTGGGCGAGAAGTAACGGGTCTTAGTGGATTATTTATTAAGAAGAAACGTTATGCTATTATGGTATATGACAATGAAGGTACACGTTATGATGTCGGTGATAAACCTGGAAAAATCAAAGCAATGGGGTTAGATTTAAAACGCAGTGATACTCCGGCAATCATACAAGATTTTCTAAAAGATGTACTTGATGATTTACTGACAGAAAAAGGCAAGGATTACATCATTGAGCATATTATTAAATTTAAGAAAGAGTTCGCAGATAAGCCTAGTTGGGAGAAAGGAACTCCAAAACGTGTCAATAACTTAACCAAGTATGGTACTATCATGAAAACAGAAATTGATGATAGGCGTAATGGCAAGAAGGTTCCAACAATCCCTGGGCATGTGAGGGCAGCAATTAATTGGAACTTCTTGCGTAAATTAAATAAAGATAACCACAGTATGGAAATTTCAGATGGTATGAAAACTGTTGTGTGTAAACTCAAAGATAATCCAATGAAATTTAAAAGTATTAGCATTCCAATAGATGAAAGTAATATACCACCGTGGTTTAAGGAACTTCCATTCGACGACACATTAATGGAAACCACAGCAATCGATAATAAAATTAGCAACTTATTAGGAGTGTTGGAGTGGGATTTGTTAAATAGGACTGATATTAGCAACACATTCCAACAATTTTTCGATTTTTAAATGTTTAAACCACTAAGTTATTTTGTCAAATACAAAGAAGCAGTAGATAACGTATCTGTTTCATCCAACAGTGAACACCTCATCAATCTAATCACAGATGCCATAGGAATACTATCATCTGATGTTGATTTCGATGTGGATAAATTACTCAATCAACGGGAAAAGATAAAGCAGGATTTAAATGAATTTGACTTATTATTGGATTCATTTAAATCAACCGTGGATGTTGACTTAAGGAAACGTGAATTATCCTATTTAAATAAAAGCCAAAAAGCATATGAAGATTCTAGGAATGGGGATACACCAGAATACATAATCAAACGATTTCATACGCACCCAATTGCATCAAATAAAGAAATCAAAAAACGAATCATACATTCGATATCAATGCATTGTAGTTGGGAGCAACCAGGGTTAATTATACGACCTGGACTTGCAGATATTATCGACCCAATGATTGCATTAGACCCTTTGTATATAATGGATGAGAATTTATTATTACTAGACCATGTGAAATCACTATGGAATGAAATATACCAATCTCGCATTAGATATGGCATTATCGATGACCAAAGTAATGATATATTCAAAAATCTCCCCAAATCGCAATTTGGATTCGTCTTAGTTAATGATTTTTTTAACTACAAACCATTTGACATAATTAAAAAGTACACACAGGAAATATACGGATTGTTAAAACCAGGTGGGTCAATGATATTCACATACAACAACTGCGATTATGCAAATGCTGTTAGAAATTTTGAAAATCTTTTATACACATATACACCTGGTTCATTAATAATAAAAATGCTTGAATTTATAGGATTCGAAGTAACTACAACATTTAGTGACTCCAATGACAATACCAATTGGATTGAAGTAAAGAAACCTGGCAAATTGTCTACCTTACGCGGTGGACAGTGCTTGGGCAAAATCAACATTTAGGTAAAATCCATGTTGTTTTTTTGTACCACTGATATATGTATCATATATAATATTTTATTTTAATACACAGGAGTTCAACAATGAGAGACCAACTACTAGACTTAGTAAGCCACACGCACGATTTAGGTTGCATCGATTTTATTAAAATCACAGGCGAGGAAGATAACACATATATAACAGGATTGGCATCAGATAATAGTGTTGTAATTAATGCCAATTTCAACGCACCAGTCAAAGAGTTCAAGGGAACGTTTGGTATGCCTAGCCTTAGTAACTTAAAAAATTTATTAAACATTTCTGAATATGGTACTGATGGTCAAATCACAGTAAAGCGACAAGACCGAAAGGAAGAAAAAAATACCCCAGTGGGATTACATTTCCAAAATAAGAATAATGATTTCAACAACGATTATAGATTCATGGTTAAAGAAGTAGTCGATGAAGCATTATCTTCAGTTAAATTCAAAGGTGCAACATGGGATGTTGAATTTGAGCCTAACGTGGGTAACTTACAACGATTAAAGATGCAATATCAAGCAATGCCAGAGGCTGACCATTTCTCAATAAGCACAAAGGATAACAATTTGATATTTTCCATTGGTGACCATAGCACACATGCTGGTAGTTTCACATTCGCATCCAATATTGATGGAGTTATTAATGAAACATGGAAATACCCAATCAAACGAGTAATTAATATACTTAGTTTGGTAGGTGATAAAACTATGCATATCAGTAATAAGGGCGTGAGCAAAATCACTGTAAATAGTGGCATTGCGTCTTATGAATATATTTTACCAGCACAAAGTAAGTAAATGCGTGAGTATAAAAATCGAATAGATTCATCTGATATAAAATTCTTTGTTGGCAAAACGGTAGACCATACACCAACAAATGGCATTAATACATTGTATGTTATTGGGGTGCCAGACATAGAAGAAATAATGCGTATATTAACTCAGTACGCAGGTGAAGATGAAATCACACACATATACTTTGGTGCTGAACAAAGTTTCAAGGTTGCTACGTACGAAGATATGGAAGAATGGTCACCGACTATTCAACACTTTTTGACATTGGACTATTGGTGCACACTCGACTTGGATTTATCGTTAATTAATTTCATCCACGAGACTGATTTGACATCATGGAATAAATTTATACCAATGCTATCAGTCAAGATTCCGTACGCTTCTGACCTTGGATACAATGCAGTCGTTAAAATCGATGATATTGGATTCAATCATTCAAATCATGGCATTTGGTGTCACCAAGTTCATGATTTAATGGCATATGACAAATATACAAATTGGGGTGAGTACGCAGACGATACAGTTATAATTCCGGACAAATAGCACATGACACAACAGACTCTACATGTATTTGGAGCAAGTACCGCATTGAACTACTCAGAAGAACACGGCTTAGGAGACTCACGTTATTCATGGCCTCATGTACTTGCTGAAAAGTTAAATTACGCTCTTAAAGTTCATGCAGAACCAGGTGTGTGCAATTCTTATATCGGCAGTGAACTCATACAAACCCTCGATTCGATTGCTAGTACAGACTTAGTAATCGTTTTATGGGGGGTTTGGAGTCGTGTGATGTTTTGTGTAGATAGTGGCGGAGACTTACTAGATTCTATCAGGGACGACAGTTTGGTGTGCCATAGCCATAGTGGTGACCCATCTGTTGTATGGATACGTAGTAAGGGAGCATGTGCAAAAAGTTGGAATCCATTTTCGTCATTTTCCATCAACTACAATCGTCCGTATTATGATACCTTCTTCCAAAAATACTACTCAGACCACAAACAACACTTGGCAGATATGGAGAAAATATTATTAGTAAAGATGTTATTAGATAACAATAATATTAATTATATATTCTCTTCATTGACAGCATCACTGATTGACGAGAATTTACCAGAAAGTAAAAATATAGAAGCAATGCTCCAAGATGCGAATTGGTTCTTTCCAAATGACTTAGGTATATTGGAATTTTCAAATAAGAAAAAATGGTACATTTCAAAAAATGACCATCACTTTAGTATAAACGGTCATTCAAAAATTGCCGAATTATTCCATGATAGAATTAAAAATACAAGATTATAATAACCCATTTGATGCAATTGATGAGTTTGAGAATACACTTTCAAACTACACAGGAGCACCATATGTAGTAACTACGGACTGTTGCTCGCATGCGATTGAATTATGCTTTAGGTACACTGCGTACAAATCGATAACCATCCCCAAGCACACATACCTAAGTGTTCCAATGATATTCCACAAGTTAGGAATACCATATACATTAATAAGTGGTGATTGGAAGGAAGAATATAACTTCGGGTTTACCAATATATGGGATAGTGCTAGAAAATTGTCCATCAACATGTATAAAAATGGACAAATACAGTGCCTTAGTTTCGGGAGAACAAAGCCACTAGAAATCGGCAGAGGTGGTGCAATATTATTGGACGACGTGGATATGTACCGTTGGCTTAAAATGGCAGCATATGATGGTAGGGATTTATCATTTGTACCATGGGAAAAACAGCAAACATTTCAAGTGGGTTACCATTATATGATGCGACCCGAAGAGTGCGTAGTGGGAATAAATAAAATAAACAACGACGAAATAACACACAACTACAACCACAACTACCCAGACTTATCAAAAATTGCAATAAAGTGATAGATTAGCACCCATTTAATCCAATGGCTTTCCGTAGTGACTAAATATATTAATCACAAATGTGCCATTAATTATAATTTATCGTCGATGCGAATGAACACTGTTCGCAAGGAAATAAGATATTGCAAAAGAATTTATATACGTTATACGCGACTGAGTTTATAAACAATAACAATCCAAGAATTATCCCACCAACTGTTGAAATTGATTTAACAAATTCATGTAATCAGGATTGTATATACTGCTGTTCTGCGATATATAGAAAGGATAATCCATCAAGTGTGAAATTTGAACATTTTACTAAACTATTAGATGAGTTAAGTAATTGGACATTAAGTAATGCGAAGGGTGGGTTGGTATCTGTTGTTTTCGTTGGTGGTGGTGAGCCAACGTTGTTTAAGAACTATGAACAACTCATTAAATACAGTATCGACAAAGGATTCCTAACATCCCTAATCACCAATGGCACCAAGTTAGATAAGTTATTGAATATTGGTTCAGAATACATAAAGAAAATGCAATGGATTGGTGTCGATATCGATAGTGCAGATAATGATATGTACAACCTCGTAAGGATGCCAAAGACGGATGGGCAGTTCGAAAAAGTGAAAGATAACATAAAACGTATTGTATCTGCAGGTGGAAAGGTTGATATTAAAGCATTAGTACTAGAAGAAACTGCTAACAAGCAAAACATATTGCAATTATTCGAATACGTTAAAGAAACTAAATCACGAATGCTTTATATTCGCTCTGCTGTACTAGAAAAAGGCAAGGCTGATGCGTTTGTCATAGAAAAGGGACTAATGAAGTATATCGAGAAATTAGGGGGAATCTTTAATATCAACTTCAGGGCGACACAACGTGATGCGATGAACACTCGGTGTTATTCGAAATGTCACGCACTGTATCTCTTGCCAATATTTTGTGCGGATGGATATATATACCTGTGCTGTGAAAATAGGGGGAACAAAGACTTATCAATCGGTAGTTGGATAACAGAAGATTGGCAGGAAAAATGGTGCAACAGCGAACATACGAAAATATACAACGAGTTTGATATTTCCAAATGCCCTGCGTGCAGACCTAATTCACATAATACAAATATACAACAAGTTATCAATAATCCATTAATGTTAGAGGAGTTATTCTTTTGAATAAGACGTACTGTGTTTTGCCATGGGTGCACATGCATATTAAACCAAATAAAGACGTACATCTTTGTTCAAGAAAATCTATTCCGATTGGTAACCTTAATAATAACACACCAAAAGAGATTTTCAACTCTGAAAAGATGCAGAATGTTAGGAAACGAATGGAAAATGGACAATGTGTCACTGGGTGCGAGAAATGCTATCACGAGGATACAGTCAACGATGGACAAAGTTTGCGTACATTTATGAATAATTGGTTCCATTCATTAATTCACAACGATAATGTTCTACCATGGAAAGAAGGGTACATAGACCGACTACCTGTCGAAGATGAAGAGTGGGTAGACATATTTAAAAATTTGGTACCAAATATAAAATGGGTAGCATTACATGCATCCAATACGTGCAATTTGGCGTGCCGTGGGTGCTATAGTTTATTAAGTACAAAATGGCGTAAAGATGAAGAGAAATTGGGCATTAACCCATACCCACTACAAAACTCAAAACTCGATGAATTTGGATTCGATTTCAATAATGTGGATTTCATTACTATGTACGGTGGTGAACCGTTTTACATGAAGCAGAATAACGAACTAACAGAGTTGGTGAACAATGATGCAAATAAGAAGAACAAAGTATTACAGTACTATACTAACGGAATGATTCTACCATCTGATGAAACATTGGAAATGTGGAAGGATATTAAAAAATTACATTTAATTGTTAGTATAGATGCATATGATAAAGAGAATGATTACTTTAGGCACGGAAGTACATGGGATGTGATTGAAGATAATTTGATGTTTTATATTAATGAATCCAAAAAACACAATTGGGAATTAAGGATAAACACTGTCATTAACATTTATAACGTTGCCAACATCAATGTGTTACATAATTGGCTGATGGCGCAGGGAATACACGAAGATAATTTTGATTATAACTTATGTATCTACCCACCGGAATTAGACATTCGCAATCTACCATCAGATTACAAAGATGAAGTTATAAAAAACTACGAAACTATCAACTTGCCCATCAATTTAAAAAACATTATCATATCACACATCAAATGTGAACCAACGATTGATTTTTTGGCAGTATCTGCTTTTTCAAACAAACTAGACGAAATCCGCAAACAATCAAATCCATTACCAAAATTAAAAGTTTACATGGACAATTGTTAGGAAAATGGTCGAATACATACCCTTTTAACATTTGGCATGTTATATAATAATACACATGAACAAGAAATCAAAAGAATTAATAGAAGAGGCATTTTCCCCAAAGGATGAATGTAGTATTTGTGGGTCAGAATATGACGAAGATGAAGGTGGGATTCAAGGACACTTTGGAATTTGCCCAGTGACATTCTGTGTATGGTGTTATAGTTCGATACGTGACATGATATGTCAACAGGAGATGTGTTGTGATGAAGAGTAATCTTCATCTTCGTACATTATGTAAATAGAGTATCGAACTTAACTAATAAATGAAAGATAAACTAATAACAATATTCGCGATAACTATGTTTTCTGTAGTGTTGGTATTTGGAGCATGGGCAGTATTGATGGTAATGTTAGTGGTATTCCCATTAGCAATACTAAGATGCATGTTTGGCATAAACAAAAATGAAGGCATATAAATTATTCAGAGAATTAAAGAGTGGTGAGATAACCTCGCTATTCATTAATAAGAAGAAACGACTCGAACTAAATACTTGGATGGAAGCAGAAAGTTTCCCAACCAAAGGGTTTAAGTTACGCCCATATTGGCATTGCACGAGTAAGCCAGAAGCACCTCATTTATCCAACAAGAACCGAGTATGGATGGAAGTGGAGATGGATGGATACCAAGAGTTTAAACGTCCAGTAATACAAGGTGGTATTTGGTTTTTGGCAGATAATATAAAAATCATTAATCGTGTTTAGTAAATACTCAGTATATCAATGGAATAACCCGACAGCATTATTACTAATAGGCGAGTTCGTACACTTTACAGACACCGATATAAAACAAGTAAAGGATTCGATAAAGGAAGTAGGTCAAGTCTGTTTGCAAATTTCAAATGCATGCAGTGGTGAGTTTGAAATACGCAAGGAAAATATCAAATTGAGGTTAGGGCGTTGTGGTATAAGTTACAACGCAAAATATACCACAACGAGCGTTCCGTTTATTACTCTTATAGTAGATAACAATGACTTACTTCAACGATAAGGTTGTAATTATATGTTATCCGATGTTCGCTGGTGGGAAATTCTTAATCAACAGTATAGGGCTCTCAGATGATGCCGTATTTCAGTCATCGTCGTTAATTAATCAACAATTGCAAGGCGACTTCGGTACAAATCAAAAACTGAAATACCTATTAGATGCGTTAGCAGATACTCCAAAACAATGGGATGACCTTGGGTTGGGTGAGAATGAAATATTCAACGGTGATATTGCTGTCAACCTTGTGAAAGTATTTAAGAAACATCATATCATCTTGGGGATACATAGTATTCCAGAATTACAAAACTACTTAACGACATACCCAAATGCATTGATTGTACTGTTTACTAATTCAGCACAGTTCATTGAACATAGGAATAATATGGATTTAAATGACATTCGTACATCAAAATGGAACTCAATTAAAGAGAAGGATTGGAATAAGACGATACCAAATGAGTTATCAAATGAGATTACCAATATCATCTCTGACAAACATCCAAACGCAATTAATGTTATATCCCCCACTACATTCGAGCAAGAATTGATTAAATTCACACATGGAATACAGAATAAACAAATAACATGGGATTGTGAATGGTACACAGATATCAATACAACTTTAAAAAATATTAAAAAACTATATGAATATATTCAAATTTCCGATGTTAATTCACGCTACTTAGAACTATACTACAACGCATGGAAATGCACCTTTTCGAAATACCATTCTTAATAACTAAAAATAATCATGACTGAAATTCATTACACATGGCAAGAAATAGAAACATCAATTAATAACATCATTACACAAATGTTTAAGGATGATTGGATGCCAAATTTAATAATTGGATTAACCCACGGTAGTATAATCCCATCGACAATGCTGAGTAACAAATTAGATATAAGTGTAGTGTTTGGCACCACGTCAGTCATCACCAATGACAACATATTAATCCTCACTGACTTCAACAAATGTGGGACTTCATTAAAGAAGTTACCCAATGATTTAACGAACACAAAGAAGTCGAGGATAGCGTGTATATTACATAATGAAGCGAGTGACGTGGATGTGGATTATGCATATAAACATATAAACACAATGGAACAAGATTATGGCGTGTTGTTCCCGTGGGAATGATGCAACACCATTTAACATGAAATAACATATAAAGACTTGACCTAAATAATCATTTAGGTTATAATACCCCCATACTTAACAAAAGGGAGTACGGGAATGATTACTTTAGGGAAGTCAATCAGAACAATTCTAATCACAGCATCAATTGCATTCATGACAGGTTGTGGCGGTGGTGGTGGTGGAGGTGGCAATGTGCAACCAACTCCACCCGTACAAGAGGATGTAATCACATGGACAAACGGTGTATACGGCACATGGGTACGAACAAGCCAAGGAGTAACATCAAGTACAAACTGTACTGTTGATGTTTATAGTCGTAGTGTATGGTGGGAAAAGAATGTCAATGGCGTAAAAACTGGAATCAAAGGTGGATTGATTAGAACAGACACCGAAAACCGTAACGAACAATGTACTTCTAGTATCTCAAGTTCACCGACTGTGGTATCAACTTCTGATGCGGAAACAAGTAGTTCATCAACATCAAATGGAACTGCTGTAACTAATACAACCAACGTAACAGAAGATAGAACTAGCACAGACAGTAATGGTAGCACTGTAACAAAGACATATAAGGTTTACACTGACACCACTACAACACCATTAACCACAACCACTACTGTAACTACAACTAGAACCACCACGTACAGCGACGATTCGACTACCAATGAAGTGGTTAGTACAAGTACGTCAAGTAACGTAGCAAATAGTGTAACAACTGCTACTAGAGAAGAACTAACCAATACAGTAGTTACTGCTAATGTAAAAAGCACAAGTGATAGTGACAGTACGAGTACAAGCACCGCAAATGGAACTGCTGTAACTAATACAACCAACGTAACAGAAGATAGAACAAGCACAGATGCCAATGGAAGCACAGTAACAAAGACATATAAGGTTTACACAGATACAACATCAACACCTGTTACAACAACATCGGTTGTAACAACTACTCGTACTACATTATGGACAGATAACACCACAACAACCGCTGTTATTAATACTAGCACTTCTGACAGTGTAGCAAATAGTGTAACAACTGCTACTAGAGAAGAACTAACTAATACTGTAGTTACTGCCAACGTTGTTAGCACAGAAACAATTTACAAAAACGAATCTACATCACAAACCGAAGGTGCGTTAACATCGGAATTCAACTCAGCGGGGGTCGACAGTAATACTACTCTTCCCGACGGGAGTTATGGGATGATGACTACAACGTACTTTAAGTGGTACAAGAATACATACACTACGACAGAAAAGGACGAATACACTAAGACAACCTATACTGATGGAACAGTAACAGAAGCATTAGTTGGAACAGTTACCACTAATAGTAGTCCGACTAAAGTATATCTTTATAAAACATTCGCCGACGGGTCACAAGAACTATCAATGACCGCAATCAAAACCAATTCTAATGTTCCATTTATTGGTAATCCTACTGCTCCAACAGACAGTTCATCTAATGGTTCGTACACACATATTATAAGAAACCCAAATCATAACAAGACAAATTATGATGCCTCTGCGTACTACAACGATGCCAATCTAGGAACAGCAACAGTAGGTGTTAATAACGACCCTGCCTCATACAATACATCGGAAGCAGAGAATGGTTCAACATTAGTAACTTATGCAAATCATGCTTACGCAAGGGGTTGGACAGGTAAGGGTTCTACTGCACTTATTATGGACACAGGCATTGACCAAGACCACTCAGAGTTCGCAGGAAAAATTAAGTACAAGTGGGATGCTGGATACAATACTCCTTACGAAGATGAAAATGGACACGGAACACACGTTGCAGGTATTGTATCTGCTAACAAAGATGGAACAGGTATCCACGGTGTTGCGTACGACACACAGTTAGCAATTGCCAAGATTGGCGAAGCAAATGGTATTAGTTTAAGTGCCGCCAAACAGGCGCTTAATTGGGCAAAACAATATGATGATATTGTAGTTGCTAATCTTAGTGCTAACACTAATTACAGTTCATCATATAAAAGTGCAATGACAGACAACGGCAATGGTGTGTTCACTAACAATCATGCTGTGTACGGTGGTAGCAATTATTACAATTTAGAAACGGTTAGTTCATGGAAAGATGTTATTCCAGCCGAACTGGTACTTGTTGTTTCTGCGGGTAACACTGATGCAGGATATGTACAGAATCCTGCTACTATGGCAACTGCGGTTGATGCTAGTGGTAACTTAGAACTAGATGGCAGAATGCTTGTAGCAGGTAATTGGAACACGAGCACACAAACCATCGACGGTGCTAAGTCTGGTCATGTATGTAAAGATTACACTGCTCAATGTAATGATGCATATAAAACCAGTGATTTTTACATTCTAGCACCCGGTACTAATATCAAAAGTACACAGAACGGTGGTGGCTATACTAATATGTCCGGTACTTCACAAGCCGCACCTGCTGTAACTGCTGGTGTATCTATCGTACACCAAATGTGGCCTTATATGAAGGGTAAGAACATTGCACAGGTGTTATTACAAACTGCTAACAAGAACCTAACAAACTACAGTGTCACCACACACGGTCAAGGACTTATGGACTTAGACAAAGCAACACAGCCAATAGGCTCATTGAGTATTAGTACAACAGGACGCACTGGCAACTCTGCTAGTATTAGTGGTAGTATTTCAGCAGATGGCGTTGATGCGGATGTAAGTTCAGTAAGTGCTATTGATGATTTTGACAGAGACTTTAACGTAGATTTAAGTTCTATGGTTAATAACACAGTTGGGTCTATCGAACAACTTAGACATAAACGTGGACAATCTTGGGCGGTTAAACAAGCAAATATTAGCACAAGTGATTATATGAATTTTACTGTTGGCACAGACAACGAAGATACGTATGTACTTGGATACACACATAATCTTAATAATGATTTGGATTTAAATGTTACGTACAGTAAAACCAAAGATAGTCCGTGGTTAAGTATGTATGGTGTTTGGGGAGACGTTACGGGTGCTACTACTATTGATACCAGTATCACTTGGAAGGATGATAACTTATGGGCACAGGTAGGTGTTATGAATACTAAAACAGATATTAAAAAAGGTCTTGTTGTTAACATCGACGATGCACTTTCCGCTTATGCTCTTAGTGGATTTACTTTAGATGACTTCACTTTTTATGCAGGTGTTAAACCAAAGGTAATAAATAATAGTAGAATTGATTTATATATTCCAAATAGTGTTGATTCAAATGGCATCATGCATTATAATACTGCATCTAATAATTATGGAACAAGTACCGTACCATTTGTAGGTGCTAGTCATACATATTATTTTAGAAAAGAAGATGAAGATACGTCATTAAACACAGATGTAATTGCTGATGGAAATGGCAACCATTCGTTTAATGTTACATTTGAATATAAATTTTAATTTAAAGGAAAAAGAGATATGGAAGTTTTACTTATGATGATTGGTTTGCCTATGTTAGTTTTTTTATGTATTGCTATGGTTTGTTTTACATCATTAATAAGGAATCAATAAATGAAACTATTTGATATATTAGCAATTGTGTTTACACTAGGCATGGTTGCATGGATTGTATTGTTAGTGACTATATCGTACCAAGCGTGGACTAAGTACACCAACCACAAAAGAACATAAATACAAACATATTAATTATGGTTGTATATTATGTCAGCAAATGGTATTTCGCACTTAGCACTTAAACGCGACAGACAAGATTCAAAATTAGAGATTGCCATGGCAAAGCGTCAAGGTAAGGCAGTTGCTACTGACGGTACTATTTCAGGTAGCGTTGATTCGTCTAAGCCGTATTATAGAGAAAACAATACTCTGGATATCACTTTGGTAATCCAGACATATTCTCAGCAGGTGCTTGGGTACGACCTACTACTTCGGGTGTTGTACTAAGTGTACGAGGGACAGGAGGATTCGGTTCTGGGTATCATTTTAGTGCGTTGGAATTTGTCGAAAGTGCTGGAAACCCAGTACCCCACTTCGGTCTTTGGGAGGATGCAGGATTAGTAAATTCTAAAACTAGTAGCAGTGCATTGAGTTATGATACATGGTATCACATGGCGCTTACTTATAACGGGACAACTATGAAGGGTTATATCAACGGCAGTGAAGTTGTGTCTAAATCAGTTACTTTCTCTAGTCCACATAATCACAGTAACACTAATCATTACATGGTATGGGGTGCAGGCGACGTAACAAACATGGGCGACGGTTCGTTCTTCAACGGAAGCATGAATGAAATTAGATTGTACGCCGATGCATTAAGTGCTACTGATATTCTACAAAACTTCAATACTAATAAAGCCGATTACGGTTACTAAAACGGTTTAAAATTTTAAGTTACCTTGGTTTATTGCTATATAATAAGGTAAGATAATTAATTATATCGGAATAACATATATGAAATTCAGCAACCCGTTTAAAAGTAAAAAGAATAAAAAGAAAGCAGTCCAAAAAAAGAAACTTCTTTCTGCTAAAGAAGAAGCAACTAAAAAAGGCGAACCGTGGGTGTCTGTACTTGATATGGATGTAAATATGCAGGATATTAGTAACGGGTCATTTGAATTAGATTGGAATGATTTATTCATCACCCGCCTGATGAAGGCTGGGTATCAAGGCAAAACCGATGCAGACATGGTTGACCAATGGTTCCAAGGTATATGCCGTAACATCGTCATGGAAACATACGAACAAGAACAAAGTGACCCACATATACGAAAAGTGGATTTAGGAAACGGAAGGTCTGAAATTAGTTAAATGATTTTATATGCCAATGGAGATAGCCACACTGCCGCTGCAGAAGCAGTTAACTCATATGCATTTGCCGAAGATGACAGAAATTTAGTACATCTAGGACGTTTGCCTCATCCTGCCAACTTAGCAGTATCATGGGGCAAAAAACTCAGTACACTATTAAAAATGGCATTCTACTGCGGTGCGGAAAGTGCGGCAAGTAATGACAGGATAATCCGTACAACTAAAGAGTACATCAATAACTACACACAAGACGTTACTAATCTATTTGTTGTTATTGGTTGGAGCACGTGGGAACGCGAAGAATGGCTTATAGATGATGTTTATTACCAAATCAATGCCAGTGGTACCGATATTGTTCCAAATTCACATAAAGAAAAATACAAAGAGTACATCACTAATGTTAATTGGCGTCATAAAACCAACCAAGCACATAAAGACATAATTGAATTACATAAATGGTTGGATGACAAGAATATTAAGCATATATTCTTTAACGGAAATAATACATTCAGTCAAATTCAAAACAAATTTGATTTTGGCACAGCGTACATAGAACCATACAATAAAAAATTTAGTTACAATGATTACCTAATAGATAATGGAATTTCAACCGTTTCTCACAATTCGTACCATTTCGGAGAAGATGGGCATACCAAATGGACAAACTATATGTTAAAATATATTGGTAAAAATAAACTAATATAACTTAACTTATGAAATACATTCTAGTTGATGCAATGAACTTACTGTTCAGGGCAAAATATTCATCTCATCGTGCGAGCGATACTTGGACTAAGATAGGATTCTGCTTGCATATAATGTTCAGTGCTATTAACAAAGTCATTAAGAAATTAGATGGTGACCACGTTGTGATATGCTTGGATGGTAGAAGTTGGCGGAAAGATTTCTACGAACCTTATAAAAAGAACAGAAAAGAACTTCGTGCCAAACTTTCGGATAAAGAGCGCGAAGAGGAAGAAATGTTTTTTGAGATTTTTGCAGATTTTCATAAATACTTACATGAACGGACTAACTGCACCGTTCTTAAAAATGACAACGCAGAGGCAGACGACTTAATCGCAAGATGGATTGCCCTACATCCCACGGATGAGCATGTCATAGTTAGTAGTGACTCTGATTTCTATCAGTTAATCACCAATCATGTTGTGCAATACAACGGTATCTCAGACCAACTCATCACACTCAATGGATTCTTTGACAACAAAGATAAACTCGTCATCGATAAAAAAACAAAAGAACCAAAAGAGCCCCCTAACCCTAAATGGCTTTTGTTTGAAAAATGTATACGTGGTGATACATCGGATAATATCTTTAGTGCTTTCCCCGGAGTACGTAAGAAAAGTACGAAAAACAAAATTGGTCTTTTAGAAGCATTCAACGATATGGATAACAAAGGTTACGCATGGAACAATCTCATGCTACAACATTGGACTGACCATAACGATATAGAACACCGTGTATTGGATGATTATGAGCGAAACAAGCAGTTAATAGATTTAACACAGCAACCAGAAAGTATTATACATTCTGTTGATGAAACTATAAAGGAAGCAACGACATCTAAGAATGTGAATGGTGTCGGAATACACTTTTTGAAGTTCTGTGGTAAGTATGAATTGACAAACATTTCAAATTACCCAGACCAATATGCAAAGTGGTTGAATAAACCATACAAAGGAGAAATATCAAATGATTAAAGCAAAATCAGTATCTAACAAATTTTGGATATTAAAAGGCAGCAATGGAAAGATAGGTGAGGTGAATTCTAACAATGGTGAGTATATTCTCACTATGAAAGGGGTTCGGACGTCATTTACTTCGTTATCAACACTAACGAAAAAAACAGGCATCGAATTTTCTAATACCATCGGTAATACTAATACCACAAACGATGATAATATATATGGGTTTCCATTCACAGGTAAAAAATTCAATGAGATGTGGGATTTGAAATTAAAATTACCACTATTCACTAAGAGAGATGATAGCAAATCATGGTTTGTTGCTGGGTACTTTAAAGTAAAGATTAAAGGAAAGTGGCGTGATATTTTGGCACCAAAATTACTAATACTTGACCGACATGAGTTTAAAGGACCGTTTAAAAAATTGCCTACTAACCACATATCTATTAATCCTAAGAAGCCCATTGAACTTCCACCCACAAAAAAAATAAACTCTCGAGGAAACGCATCATTGCACGCATCATTGCATAAATGGTTCAATTAAATGATTCATATAAATAATTTCATTGACAAAATAAAGTTCTTTGAATCTAAAAATAGCAAAGATTTTATCATACCATTGTCAGAAGCGAAGAATTTACATACTGATATAACCAAATTGCTTATAGCATTACATGCTATAAATGCAAATGCTGAAAAGAACACCAAAGAACAACCAAGTGTTGATGGTGGAGATTGGTGAAAATATAGAATAAATACACTTAATGTATCACATATTAAGTACACATGTCTCGCCCACCTCCGATAGTGTTATTAGAAACAAATAACAACCCTCATAAAATAGATAAGGTGATAGCCAGTGATGGTATATGGGCGGTATTTTACCAAGATAATCCAATTAATCTAAAGACAGAAAGCATCATAGCATTCACCACCGCGAGGTATAAACCAGTGTCATTTTCCAATAAGGGACATGCAATCAACCTAGCAAAGAAATTAAATAAAAAATTCGACACATCTGACTTCACTGTTGTTATTTTTAGTCATGCAGAAATTATCTACTCAGAATAAAAAACTTATAGTCACGGAGGAGATGTTAAAAACGTTTCCAGAAAGCACTCGTCATGACGTAAGGACTGCTCTTATTAAGTGGTGGATTAACTCGAGAAAAAATGGTGGGTTAAGATTGACGAGTACGGGATATAAGATACTCGAAAGAATGCAATACGAAACATTCCAATTTAATGTTAAAAAATTAACGACATCCAACAACCTAGTTTTACTTGACCAAAACCTAGAATGCCCATACTATATTGATGGATTGGGGGCATTGGAATCAAAAATATACATATTCGGAAATATAGAAGCAATGACAATTACGATGTACAAGGATTTTCATGCATTTTTAAGGACATTTACTTAACATATCATACTTTTATATATTATAATA